CTGTCGTAAGCACTCAATACCATCAATACATTTGTGATCAAACCACGATCTCTTTAATGCCATTCTACTTGCTTGAATACCATCTTGTAAAGATAGACTTGGTACTATTTTAAGCGATTCTATGGGTATTTTGTTAGATATTTGTTCAATAATTGACTTTCCACCAGATGCTAATGTCTTTGCTCGTGCGTCATGTGGTAGCCAATGTATGCCATATTCATATTTATATTCACGTTTCTTCTGCTGAATCAAGTCAGTATAGTATTCGACTGTCTCACCATTTGAGCTATGGTAGTCTAATACTCGTATTTCGCCATGAATGACCTGATACCACCAAATACTTGTATCGTCTGAATATCCTAAGTCCCATGCAGTATTGACTTTAAACATAGGATCATGCTCAACGTCTGTAATTCTGCCCTGATCTGTAAGTTGACGCATCTCTTTACCGTAATACGCACCTAATATAGCTGATTCAAAGTTACATTCAAACTCAGCTTCATACTGATCTTCTGACATCATGCTGCGAGCATCGTCTAGTTCTTCTTGTGGCAATATATTAGTCTGACTTGCTCTTAAGACTTTGACGTACCAGTTCTGTTGTTGTTCAGCTTTACTGAATATCTCGTAGAAGCCATTATGTCCTTTAGGAGTTCCAATAAACGTAGCCCATCCTAATCTGTCTGCAAGTAATGGTCTAACAATCTCACCCCATAATCTAGGTTTCATATCAGCCATCTCATCCATTACTACACCATCAAGATAGTTTCCTCGTAGTGCGTCTGGATTATCGCCACCAAATAGTCGTATCTTCGCACCGTTAATTAGTTCTACCCATAACTCAGATTGATTAGCTTGCTTGCGTACAGGTTCAGTAAAACGTAATAAGTATGACCAGGCAATAGATTTAGCTTGGGCATAGTAAGGAGCAATGTAAGCGTATTGTGCGTTCTCCTTACTTTCTGTCAATGCTCGATAAATGGTGTCATTAAGAACTGCAACAGTCTTACCACAGCGTCTGTGTGCGACTATAACTGCCCATCGTTCATGTCTATCGTGAAAGTCCATAAATACGCTTCTAGGTGCGTATTCTAATTCTATCTCTATTTCTTCCAAGAAATAACCATTCTAATTGGAGCTTTTTCATCGCCCACTTGTTCAACTCTAGCAAGTTTAGGTACATGGTATTCAGCTACTTGCATAAAACAATCAAAAGCAACTTTAGGGCCTAGTTTTTCATTAGCAGCAATATCATCAAGCCAACCCTGAAGTTTGTCAGAGTTACCATCAACAAAGCGAGCAATAGCTTCTCTAGCTAAAGCTGTTGATTTATTTGGAGTGCCTGGTGGTCTTCCTTTAGGATTATTTGTTTGTTGTTTATTCGCCATATCTTTCTCTAAGTGGTTAGTTAAGATAACTTATTTGATATAATTATAATACAAAAAATGGAGATTTGTAATGAAACCTATTGTTAATGTTGATGTGAAGATGCCCAAAAAAATGTTAAATGCTTTGACTTTGTATGAAACTTATTGTTTAGCTAATAATATATCTATAACAAATCTAGATATGGTTAATGAATTTTTAATAAAAAAATTTAATGAATCAATGGCAAAAGAATTTAAACGTGAATATTTGTATTAATAACCTAAATCTTTTAAAAGTTTTGGTGTCAATATGCCAGCATAAGGTTTCATTTGTAAAGCTCTTAAATCATTAGCAGATGGGTTAGTTGGATTAACTATGCCACGTTCTTTAGCAACATTTGGCAATAATTCAAATATATTTCTATTTTCTGTTAATCTCCCAAGTCCTTGTCCTGCTACACCTCTAGGATAAGAAGGATGACCTGAATGCATAATCATAGGTTTATCAGCAAATATTTCGCCAACGTTCTGAATACCGCCTTCCATTGCATTTAACTGACGAGGATCAGATACAGCAATTCTAGCTTCTCCATAATTTAAACCACCCAATTCTCTAAAATCTCTATCCATAATTTGCATAATTGAATCACGAACTTTTTTAGGTGCTGATCGATATTGAGCAATACTTTGCGGAGAATCTATACCTTTCCAATTAGGTAATAATTCTTTGATAGAGTTATTTAATGCTGTTTTATCTGTTTTTGCTAACGATGCTTCTGCATGAGCCAACATACTTTCACCAGTCATATGAGCAAAATCTCCTCCAGTAGGAGCCATTCGCCAAGGAATGTATATTGGATTTTGTCCAGTAGCTTCTTTTAATATTTTTGCGTTTTGAATTATTGGTGTAACTGCATTTTGAGCAGATGCCCATACTTGATTTGGGTTATTAAACATATAATCTTGGCCGCCATACAATGGAACAGGTCGTTTATACATTACTCCATTAACACCTAGTAAATCTGCACCTGCTGCCGTTCTATCTGCCATAGATGTAATAAATGGCCTACCTTCAAAATCTGCCAATGATACAGATGGTATTGTATTTAAATTAAGTTGTTCTGTATGAGTTATTAAATTTTTTAATTTTTCTTGTTCTAATTTTCTAGGATCATATCTTATATCAAATTCACCAGTTTTAGTGTTTCTGAGGGCATTAGCTAAAGATTCATTTCTTGGCACAATACTAGGCATTAAACCTTGTTGTTGCATCATTTTTTCTGTTGCGTTCCACGCTTGTCTACCTGCAGCTTTAGCCACAGGTTTAGCTAATGGAGCAAATGGTAATGCCAATGCTGTCATTAATCCAGTATCTTCGCCTGAACTATAACCTTTGTTGTATGCAATGTTTTTAGGATCAAGTACACCGATATCTGATGGTGGTTGTTCTGGTACTCCTGCGTATCCTGCACTAAATCCACTTAGTTGCTGACTAGGTGTATAACCAAATTGTTTTAAAAATGCCTGAGGATCACTTATATTTCGAGTAATCGTAGATGGAAAATCAAGTATTGATTGAGCTTTTTGTCTTAACAAAGCTGCTAATGTTTGATTTTCTTCCATGATTAGAATTTGTCATTTTTAACGTAATCAAAACGCTTTTCTAGTTCTTTACGTCTTGCAATGCGTTTAGCTTGGTTCTTTTCTAGCGTAGACTCTTTGTGTGGTCTAAGCATAGCGTCTTCTTTTTTGTACTTACGGTTCATGTGTTCCATTAGTAACCTTTCATTGCATCTTCTATATGTTTACGAATAGGTTTTTTAGCAGTTTTAGCAGATTGTTTAAAGTCTTCAGCAGATGGAGCACCTTTACTGCCAGGCTTTCTCATGCGTTCTACTAGTTTACCTTCTGCCTTTTCACGCTTAATGCGTTCTTGTTTAGCATGAACATTTGCGTATAATCCGTTTTTAACCACAATGCCATCTCCTTAAACTTGCTTTTGCTCTTGGTGCATCGCCTTTTGCGTTAGCAACTACACCTTTCATTCTTGCACAGAAACTATCGTGCCTTGATCCTGATGCTTGTGGTGCTTGTAAATGTGAACCATTCTTAGCGTTGTATTCAGCACGACCTTTTGCAGTCATGCCAGCACCTTGTTCGGTAGGAAGATAATTCTTACCTTTACCTGTTGTAGTTTTAGGTATTGGCTTATCGTGCTTATCCATCGCTGCACGAATTTGGTCTTTACGATTAGGCATTTTCTTCTACATGGCGAGCATAAGCATCTTCTAACGTCTTTTTACGCTTTCCTGATGCTTCTTTACGTTGAACAGATAATGCAATTGCTATTGCCTGTTTAGGTTTCTTACCACTTGCTTCTTCACGTTTAATGTTCTCACCTACGGCTTTTTGACTGGATGATTTAACTAATGGCATGATTAACCTTTAAACTTGAGGAGGTAAATAGTTGTATCGATTTCTTGTGCAATGTTATCAATTAATTGCACAATTTGAGATTCGTCAGGCAAATCGCCTCTAGCATCTTTTACAAAACGCTGTAATGATTCTAAGTATGCTAATGGTGTGCTTTTAGGTAAGTGATAGTTATCAGGGAAATTAGTAATCTGTCCGTAACAACCAAAATATGCCTCAGCCAATTCATCTGTTAATTCAATAATGTTTTCGTAGAATTTACCAAGTGTTTTATGTTGAGCATAAGACTTCGTTGCCCAATGCATAAAATGGGTATTTGTCCCTGAATGTAACAAGGTAGCGAGAAATAAAGCCATGTTCTTTTCCATAA